GCCGTGGCGCCGGGAACGCCGGTGCCCGTCTGGGCCGAGTAGGGTTGATCGTGCAAAGCCGCCTGGGCGCCGGTCCAGATTTTCTCCACCGTGTCGCTGGCCAGCTGGTGTTGACGCTCCAGGGCTGCATCGCGCATGGCTTTGGACTCGCTGAGGCGTCTGGCGTGGGCCATCTCCTCTGTCTGTGTGAGCTTGCGCCCTACGTCTGCACGCCATGTGACCTCGATGCCTGAGCGCCAGCAACCGAACCGGCCGGCAGGGATGCCATCCCCGAAAACCAAATACCAGCCCGGCTTGTCGATGCCTGGTGCACCTTTTGTGCCTGACTTGAAACGGTGGATCTTGCCGTCCATCTCGATGTGGTCTGGAGGTTCGAGGCCTGCTGCCTTGATGGCATCAATCAGCTGCACTTCTGGTGGCGAGACCAGTTTCTCTGGTGGTGGAGCCCATGGGCCGCCGAGGACTTTGGAGAGGTCAGCCATGTTGCGCCACCTTGCGGCTTTCCAGGTAGTCCGAGAGAGCCTGCAAGACTTTGTGTGTGGGGTTTGCATTGAGGTCATCGCGCACTTTGCGGATGGTGTTGTAGTGCACGCCGGTGGCCTCTGCCACCTTCATGGGCATTCGGTCTGAGAGGGCGTCCCGTATCTGTTCGAGGGTCATCATGTTGGTTTCTCCTGTTGAAAAAAAATCTTTCGATGTGTGGATATTACCCTAAAAAATAGTTTATGATTCGATCACACCACAAACAGATTCCCTGACAGTGGTGCAAACAAAGAAAAGGAGAGCCAATCATGGCGATCAATTTGAAGACGACCGGAGGCTTGACAGCCAATGGTGTGAAGTTGTTGGTTTATGGGCAGGCTGGGGCTGGCAAGACAACGCTGGTCAAGACTTTGCCGAGCGTGGTGGTGCTGAGTGCTGAGGGTGGTCTGTTGTCGATCCAAGACGCTGACCTGCCCTATATTGAGATCGCCTCGATGGATGATCTGCGCGAGGCTTATTCCTGGCTGACTTCCAGCGAAGAAGCTGGAGGCTTTCAGTCGGTGGCTTTGGACTCGATCAGCGAGATCGCTGAGGTGTGCCTGAACACTGAGAAGAAGGCGAACAAAGACCCGCGCGCGGCTTACGGTGCGATGCAGGAGCAGATGGCCGATATCATCCGCGCCTTCCGTGACCTGCCTGGCAAGCATGTTTACATGAGCGCCAAGCTGGAAAAGACGCAGGACGAGATGGGCCGTGTGCTGTATTCGCCCTCGATGCCTGGCAACAAGACTGGCCAAGCGCTGCCGTATTTCTTCGATGAGGTGCTGGCGCTGAGGGTCGAGCGCGATGCTGAGGGTGTGACGCAACGCGCCCTGATGTGCGACTCGGATGGCCTGTGGCTGGCCAAGGATCGCTCGGGCAAGCTGTCTGGCTGGGAAGCCCCGGACCTGGGCGCGATCATTGCCAAGATCGGGGGCAAAGCATGATGCAGCCCGACCTGAAAGAACTGTCGCGCCAGTGGTTGCAGCACAAGTTCGACGAGGAGCTGGCCACGGCTGAGCGCCGCAAGATCGAGGACCAGATTGTCAAGCTGTTGGCTGTGGCCGAGAACTTTGAGGGCACTGAGACTGCGGAGCCCGAAGGTTTTGTGGTCAAGATCTCTGGCCGCATTGACCGCAAGGTCGATGGCGACAAGGTGCAGGAGCTGGCTGCCGAGTTTGGTTTGACAGACCACTTGGCAAAGCTGTTCCGCTGGAAGCCCGAAGTGAACATGAACATGTGGAAGTCCTATCCCGAATCGATAACCAAGAATTTCTCACTGGCGATTACGGCCAAACCCGGCCGTCCGTCTTACACCATAGAAGCTAAGGAGCAATAAAAATGGCACGTCTCGACATGGCAATCGACCTGAACGACCTCCCAATCCGGGAGTCGTCCTACGACCCAGTCCCTCCGGGCTGGTATACCGCGACCATCCAAGAAGCCGACGCTCGTCCGACCAAGGACGGTACAGGGCAATACATCAAGATCCGCTGGCGGATCGACGGCCCGGCGCATGAAGGTCGCATCGTGTTCGGCAACCTCAACGTCCGAAACAAGAGCGTTAAGGCAGAAGAAATCGGCCGCCAGCAGATGGGAGAAGTCCTGCGCGCGGTTGGGCTTCAGCGCCTGGAGGACACCGACCAGCTAGTGGGCGCGACTCTGATGATCAAGCTGGACATCCGCCCGGCGAATGATCAATACGCGGCGCAGAATGAAATCAAGGCGTACAAGCCCAGCGACAACGCCCCGCCGGTCGCGTCTGTTGCGCAAGGAGCGGCTAAAAAGTCGCCGCCGTGGGCTGCGAAGCGATAGCCGCTACCAAACACAGGCTAGCCGTTGCTGTGCAGCGGCTAGGCTCTACTAAGCACAGGCTAGCCGTTGCTATGCAGCGGCTAAGGAGTCTACGTGGCTAAGATCCTCCCGCCATTGCACACCATCGAATCAATGATCGATAAGGTCATGGTCGATTCTGCTGATAACACCCCGCGCGAACACCTTGGCTGCAGCCAGATCGGCCACACCTGCGAGCGGTGGTTGTGGCTTTCGTTCCGCTGGGCGGTACGGCCGAGCTTTTCTGGTCGCACGCTTAGGATCTTTCGGCGCGGGAATCGCGAGGAACGAATCATCGCGAGTGATCTTGAACATATCGGTATTGATATAAGACACACCGGCGCATCACAGAAGCGCATCTCTTTCGGCCCGCACGTAGGCGGCTCCGTTGACGGCATCATTGAGCGCGGTGTGCCTGGTGCTGAGGGCAAGCGGCATATCGCCGAGTTCAAGACTACGAACGCCAAGAATTTCGCGAAGCTGGAAAAAGAGGGCGTGCAGAAGGCGCAGCCTACGCACTACGCCCAGATGCAGCTTTACATGCTGGGCACCGGCATCGACCGTGCGCTATACGTGGCGGTCTGCAAAGACGACGACCGCTACTACACCGAGCGCGTGTCGCTTGATAAAGCAGCGGCCGAAGCCCTGCGTGATAAAGCCTTGCGAATCGTCGCGTCCGAGACGATGCCCGCGCCCATCAGCACCGACCCAAGCTGGTATCAGTGCCGATTCTGCGACGCGCATGAATTCTGCCACACGACCAAGCTTACCAAGGAAGTGAACTGCCGGACCTGCGCGCATAGTGCCGTCCAAGAGCAATGGCACTGCAACCGCTGGGAGGACGACATCCCGGTCAGCCACCAAAGAAAAGGCTGCGACAGCCACGTCCTGCATCCCGACCTGGTGCCGTGGGTTTTCCGCCAGAGCGACGACGAATTTGATGCGCTCTACGTCATTGACGGAGTGCTTACATTGAACGGAGAGAACGGCTATTTATCCAAAGAGCTTGTGGCCAATGCCAGCGCATGCGCGGCGGGGTTGGGGCACGCGTTTAGGGAGGAGATGGGAGGGCGGATCGTTGGCTAATTTAAGACCATATCAGCACAAAGCCATCACGCATCTGTACGACTGGTTCGAGCGCAATCCAACCGGCAACCCGTGCATTGTCCTGCCAACGGGGTCTGGCAAAAGTCACATCATCGCGCACCTGTGCCACGATATGCTGACCACCTGGCCGGATACGCGCGTGCTGATGCTGACGCACCAGAAGGAGCTGATCGAGCAGAATGCCGAGAAGCTGTTAGCCGTCTGGCCGGACGCGCCACTTGGCATCTACTCGGCCAGCGTCGGGCGCAAGGATCTGGATCAGATCACCTTTGCTGGCATCCAGTCGGTGAGGCGTCAGGCCAAGACGGTCGGGCACATAGATATCACAATAATTGACGAATGCCATCTTTGCGGCCACAACGACACCGGCAGCTACCGAAAGCTCCTGTCCGAGCTGAAGGAAATCAATCCGGACCTGCGCGTTGTAGGTCTTACGGCAACTCCTTACCGCTTGGGTCACGGGTCTATCACTGATGAACCGGCGATCTTTTCCGACTTGATCGAGCCGACCAGCGTGCTGGATCTGGTGCAGGCGAACTATCTGTCGCCGCTGCGATCCAAGATGACCCAATACAGTTACGAGCTGGACGGGCTACACAAGCGCGGTGGTGACTACATCGAGAAAGAGTTGGCCGAGCGGATCAATACCGACGGCCAGAACGTCGAGGTTGTGGACGAGATCATCAACCGCGGCCGCGACAGGAAAACCTGGCTGGTGTTCTGCTCCGGCGTCGAGCATGCCTACGCTGTAGCCGATCGATTACGTAATCGCGGTATCAGCGCCGAGACGATCACCGGCGAGACGCCGAAGGCAACGCGCGAGTCATTACTAAGCGACTTCCGCGCAGGACGACTGCGCGCCCTGACCAATGCGAATTGTCTCACCACTGGCGTCGACGTTCCCGGCATCGACCTGATCGCACTGCTGCGCCCCACCGCCTCGCCAGGTCTCTACGTGCAGATGGTTGGTCGGGGCATGCGCCTGGCTGAAGGCAAGTCCGACTGCCTGGTGCTCGACTTCGCTGGTGCCGTGAAAGCCCACGGCCCGATAACCGACGTGCGCCCGCCAGGCAAGGCCGGACAAGGCGAAGCGCCGTTGAAGGCCTGCCCTGAGTGCAACGAACTGCTTCACTTATCGGTAATGCACTGCATTGCCTGCGGGTACGAATTCCCGCCACCACCTAAACCGAAGCCGAAACTGCACGACGACGACATCATGCGCATAGCGCCGTTTCAGATGCGCGTCACCGACTGGCGCTGGGACAAGCATATATCGCGCACCAGTGGCCTCGAGATGCTGCGCATCAGCTACTATTCCGGCCTGACAAACGACCCCGTTCGTGAGTACATGCCTGTTCGGCATGAGGGTTATGCCGGACGCAAAGCGGTCGAGACAGTGGCTATACTGGCTCGCTCGGCAGGCGCTGACGTGTTCGAGATCGACGACCTGACCGAACTGGCGCAGGTGCTGTCGCGCTCGACACCGCCAGCCATTGTCGAGTACAAGCGTGATGGCAAATTCCACAAGGTAGTGCGAAGAATATGGAACGTTACATTGACCTCGAGCGCGGCGTGATCAGCTGGGCGATTGACCGTGAGATCATCCCGAACAGCACGCCCATGGCGCAAGGCATCAAAACGCTGGAAGAAGTGACGGAGCTGTTATCCGCCACGCAGAGGAATTTTCGAGGCGAGATGCAGGACGCCTACGGCGATATTCTGGTTACCCTGATCGTTGGCTCACGCCTGGCTGGATTTGAGCTGCTGGATTGCCTTGAGCACGCCTACAACGTAATCAAAGACCGAAAAGGAACGCTGCGGTCGGATGGAGTGTTTGTCAAAGATGCCTAGGCCAAAAGAACCCGATATCGTCCTGTCTTGGCGAGATCGCCCGCCTGTGCCACGCTGTTGCCACACTTGTGACAATTTTGGCGAGGATGGTATATGCATCGAATTCGACGCCGAGCCGCCGGAGCTGTTCGCGCGGCAACCAGGCGCGTGTCCGGCGTGGCTAATGGCGCCCCCGTTCTAAGTGAGCATTACGAGCAGGCGACATTCGTCGCCTGGTTCCGCCAGACCTATCCCTCCGTCCGAATCTTCGCCATACCCAATGGCGGATCCCGCTCACGCACCCAAGGCGCAAAGCTGAAGCTCGAAGGCGTCAGCCCAGGCGTGCCGGATCTTTTCATACCAGCGTGGAACCTTTGGATCGAGATGAAGCGATCCGTCGGCGGACGCCTATCCGCAGAGCAAAAAGACTGGATCGACTACTTGCAAAGCGTGGGGCACTGTGCGATCGTGTGCGCAGGGTGCAATGACGCACAGGAAAAGGTGAGAAATTACATTGAAAAAGGATCGCTATCTAACAGTTCGCCTGCCACAAGCGGTTGAGGCTGAACTGCGCAAAGTCGCAGAGGCGCAGACTCGAACGATTGCTGGGCAGATTCTTCATTACATTCAGGAGGGGCTTCGTCGTGACAAAGAATGATTGTCTGGCTGCGGTGACTTGGTTCTTTTTGGTTTACGGCTTGGGCTATCTAGCACTGGTGACCGCGCCATGAAAGAAAAATGGTGGATCGTAGATGATGGTTTAGAGATGACCATCGTATCCAGCGGCGTAGAACCTATGCATGCCCGGCGTGGACCGTTTGAGTTCTACCTCGAAGCCGAGGAATGGGCAGAGCGATGGGAGCGCAAGCAGCGCGCTAGAGAAGATACGGCCTACGTCGTGATGGTGGGCTGGGCGCTGTTTGTGGTCACCGGATTTCTGTACTGGCTATTTTCATGATGCTGCCCTATTTCAAGCGGGTAAAACCCGAAAAGCTGAAGCGCCCGTCCACGACCAAGTTTCCGGGCGTGCCGAAATTCATGGAACTGCTGCGCGAGCACAAGCCAGACCGCATTGCCGAGATGCTGGCTGTGACTCCGCATACCGTAACCAAATGGGTCAAGATCCACGAACTTGGCCACCTGCTGCCTGCGGCCAGCGGGTTCCACGCTGGATATCACAACCACCTGGCCTACAAATGGGCGAAGGTTCGATTAAGTAAGGCGGAGGGCATCAACGGATGGTTCCGGCGGATAAATATCTAAACCGTCGCGGCGAGCGCAACCCTCGCGCCAAGCTGACCGAGAGCGACGTGCGCCTGATCCGCGCATTAGGCGCGCACGGTCTGACGCAGCGCGCGATTGCGGCTAAGTTCGAGGTGTCTAAGAGAGCGGTGGAGGCTGTCCTGACGGGGCAGAGTTGGAGGCATGTATGACCAGAGACGACATTATCAGCATGGCGCGGGAGATCTGAGCAATGGATTACGACGAGGAATTGCATTCTGCTTGGTTTGATGCAGCCATGGTGCTGGCTTATGACTTTGCGGAAGCACACTGCAATCTTCAGTGTGTCAACGACAGCGATAATTTGCACGCTCTTAATACTGCGCGAAGAGCACTAAAAGCGCATCTACAGGGCAGGCCCGCGAGTATGGAGGACTGATGAAACCGCACGACGCTATGCATCCATACGTTCTGAGGTTTATAGGCTGCGGGCACGGAGTTTTGTTTAGCGATCCGTGCGTCGATTGCGAGCTGGTAGGCCTGCATGATCAATACAACCGAGCCGTTAAAACAATCTCCAAAATTCAGGGTAGGTTAAAAGAACTTGGCGAGCCAGTCGGCGGCTACGTACCAAAACAAATTAAACCCAAGATGGTGACAAAATGAACCCAGAATTGATTCGTCTGATTGAGTCAAACGAAATTCAGATCCACGGCGACGTTGAGTATTTTGCCGAGCTAGTCGCCGCTGCCGAGCGTGAGGCGTGTGCGCTGACCTGCGAAGGTATTGCTGCGGACGATCAGTCGGAAGATAGCGCTGCGCAGGACTGCGCCGCAGCCATCCGCGCGAGGGGAGATGAATGACCGACCCACGCGACCAACTGCGAATGGCCATCTTCGATCTGTTCAGCGAGTGCAACAGTCTCTGCAAGCAAGATCTGGCCCTGCCCGCAGGCCAACGGGCAGCCAGGGTTGCGCTGCGCCGTATGGAACTGGCGGCCGAGAAGGTTGCCGAGCTACACATAAAGATGCGGAAGTTTATTCAGGAGGCGGAAGGTGCGGACATTGACTGATGAGGACGTGCGTCTGATCGTCGAGCTGTTCAATGATTTATCGATCTCGGTAAAAGAGATCGCAGAAAAGTTCGAGGTATCACCCTCGCTGGTCGAGGGCATCACGCGGCGGGAGATTTACGTCGACGTGACTAAAAGGCTGAAGATCGAGCGCCGCCCGCGTGGACGGCATAAGCTGGATCGAGATAAGGTGCGAACGATCCGGGCGCTGCGATCTGAAGGCTGGACGATCCAGCGCATCGCGAATAAGTACGCGGTCAGCTACCCTACCGTTTCGCAGATCCTGTCCGGGCGGACGTGGGCTTTTGTCGAATGAAGGTGAGGTAGTCCGAAGCCGCTTCGACATCCCAGAACGGCTTGATCTTTTCTGCCTCGACCCGCGCCGAGGGGTTGACGATGATCGAAACAGACGGTGCGAGGCGCTTCGGTCTGAAGCCCTTTTCCTTGGCGAAGTCGTCAATAACTTTGTAGCCGGACACCCTGAAAAGCCAGTGAGCCATGCCGTCGATTGAAGGCTCCACCCGAGCCTCGTCGACGTGCGTGTGTCCAGCGACGATCACGTGGTCCTTCCAGCCGAACAGAAGTTCCCTTTTCATCCCGTGCGTGTCGGAAAATTGACTCCGCCCAGGGAAGTCATGCCGGGCGTGGATTCGGATCTCCTCGCCGCTTTCCCAGCGCAGCGCGATCCTAGCGCCGTGCGCCTGCACGACACCCGTGCGACTCTGGTGCGTGATGAAGCGAAGCAAATCCATCCCGTTGTTCCACATATCGTGATTACCGCCAACCACGAACAGGTTGGGGCAGAGACCAAACATCCACTCGGCTAGCTTTAGACCATCTGAGAATCGTGCGCTTTGGTATGCGTACAGTCGCTGAAGTCTGCCCACCCAGTTGTTGGTGATGTCCCCGAGGTGGCCAGCGTAGAAGCCATCCGTCCCGCCCACGGTTTTTAGGTCTTGTTCAAGCTGCGCGATGTCGCAGTGGTCGTCGTCCAGATGCGGGTCGCCAACGAGGCAGATTCCTATCGGCTTCTTGCCGGTGACGGTTACGGGAATCAGCTTCGCCCAAGTCTCGTGATCAAGCGCGCGCGTCATGTGCGCCTTTTTGCGCTGCAGCAGCTCCTCGATTGACTCTTCGGTCTCGGGCTGTTTCTGAACGAAAATCCCTTCTGCCGGACGCTCTGGCAGCATCTGGCGATCGCGTGCCACGCGCAGGCGGTTCTGTAATGTCGAGCGAGAGATGCCCAACAGCTCAGCCGCGAGGGCTGTGTTGTAGTCGCTCTGCTCGAAGGCGGCGACAGCCTCGGCGATGATTCGCCCAGGTAGGGGTTGCGCTGCCATCAGCGGGTGACCCCTGCCCTCTTCTCGTAAGTGCGCAGCCCC